GACGGGAGGGGATGCCAAAGAACTGGAACTGACGGACCCGGTGAAGGCGCGCCCAGCCGATGGCGCGCTCCACGCTCTCGGCCATTGATTTTCCGGTTTCGTGGTCAACGCGTGGCTTGCCCGTTTTCGGGTCGATGCCATCCACGGCGCGGCTGTCCAGGTTCTTTCCGATGTAGGTGGCGATGTAGCTGGTTGGTGTGCCTTTTGAGCCGTCGACATACTCCGCCTTAAAACGCGGAGTTATGTCATCGCCCAGCTCGTGGCGGTCCTCCTGAATGGCAATATCGCAGACGTGGGACACGATGGTTTCAATCTCGTCCGGATGTGCAAAGACCATCATATGCCAGTGCACAGTGCCGTCATGGTGAGGCTCCACCGTGCGGATGCCATACCAGCGCAGGCCGTCGCGGTTCAGTTTTTTGCGGACCGCCGCAAAAAACGTGTTAACCAGGTAATCGCTGGAGTCGCGCATTGTGGCCCCGTTCCATTTGGGATTCGGATGACCGTTCTCCGTTGTGGCGTGGTATTTTGACGGGCAGGTGACAGTCAGAAACACCGCTTTGTCGCCACGGGCTTCGGCCAGAAGTTCCAGCCCTTTCATGGTGGCCATCATTTCTGCTTTACGGTGGACCGGGTTACTGACACCTGCGTAATACACCGTCTCGAGATCAATCGTGAACCCGTCTTCATTTTCCAGCATGAAACTTTTCAGGAAATCGCGTGTTTTCTCGCGCTGTGCGCGAAATTCACTTAATGCATCCTGACTCAGATAGGGGGATGTTTTTCTGGAAACCAGACAGGCAGCGCGGAGTTGTTCCTCTCTCCATTCGCAACGTAAAAGCCACAATTTGCGTTTCCACCAGTCCGCACAGGTCAGGCGAAGGATTGCGCCCGGCAGCAGTTCTGTGTCCGGTTCGTTCCTCCGGTCTTTGTCTGTTGTCAGTGCGTCATAATGCGGAGGCACTGTGTGCAGATGTAACGCCATGCGAGCCAGCAGCTGATACGCCTTCAGCGTTATATCCATGGTCAGCTCGCCATCGGTCGCGCCAAAGCCATCGCAGAGTTTTTCGAAGGTGCTGCTGAACATTGCCGCCGTCATGACGGCCAGTGTCTGTATCTGGTGTTTGTTGAGCTGCGGCAGGTAAAGTAAATCGTCCAGACGTTCACGTCCGGCAAGGGAGCGATAACCCGGAGTCAGCCAGCGTCCGTCAGTGCGGGCCAGGCGTTCCAATATTTTGCGCAGGGTTCCGCGTGCATAGCGTTCCGCCTGCCAGCTCTTTTTGCCTTTCCGGCGATCGGCTTCCTGTTTTTTGCGCAGGAAGGAGAGGTGGCGAATAAGCGGATCGCGCAGATAGGACGGCAGCAGGCGCAGCGAGGCCATGGCTTCATCCACCGCGCCGCGTGCCTGTTTTCTGGCGTCTCCTGCCAGTGCGATGGTTTTGTCCTGTTTTTCCTGTGCGTCCAGGCTTTTATTAATCAGGTTGCCCAGCGGCGTGGCGGAGAACGCCGCATCAGCCATTTTCTGGCGGCGCTCGTTCTCTGCCCGGTAGGCATCCAGCCAGGAGGAAAGCACGGATTCAGGAGCGGGGATCCCCGTTCCTTCACGCCCTACTGCGTGGCGCGGTTGTTGCCAGTCCCTGATGTACTCTGTCGTCATACTGATTTACTTCGTCATACCGTTGAGGGTGTCACGGCAAACGGCAGCCAGCCGCTGAATTTCCAGCACGGTGTCTTCTGTGTCGGCATGGCGATGTGTGATGCGGATGCTGTCGGCAATCACATCGACGATTGCAGAGGATGGGCGCTGGTAAATGCCAATAACGGACGGGGTGCCACCTTCAATGCGGTAAAGCCTGTAATTTCCCTCGTGGCTGTCAATCATGTAGCGACCATCAATAACAATCTTTCCGTCAGCGAGCTGCGGTACAGGCAGGGATTTCAGGTACATGTCATAACGATCACGCACGCGAACGGCAAGATCACGCTCTGTGTTGAGCAGATATTCAAGAAAGTCGTTGGCGAGAATCATTGCGGCAATCCTCTTGTTACAGATGTGCGAAGGCCTCCCGCCGCAAGGTGCAGGAAAGGCCCGGAACAGTAATTAATGGAGTTTGTTTTGCTGCTGGATGAGCTTTTGAAGCTCGCGCAGATCATCTGCCAGATAGCTGAAAACAGAGGCGGAATAGCTGTTCGATAGTGCGTGACTGCGTTCATGCAGCATATTGATGTGCATGATATGCGCGACGCGGAATGCGCGGAAAAGTCTGCGGTTGATTTCAGTCTGGATGTGACGACGCTCCGCGATAGTGCGGTGCTGTTTGCGGTTTGCCATGGTGTGGCCTCTGTAGTTGCAAGTTTTGAAAACTCACCATCCAGAGCTGCGAAACTGTGGGTGGCGAGACGTACGGGGTTCGCAGTACCGGCAACTACAGAACCCGGCCCGACCGAAGTCGGCCCCGTACGCCCCGCCATAATTCGTGTGCGAAAAAGACGTGGCAATACAGTACGCACAAAAAAACCGCTGGCGCGGTTGTGCGCTGTAGTTGTCAGCAGGCTGCGAAACCCGGCACCCGTTTTATGAGGTGCAGCGGAAATGTAACCTGACTGATTGCGGCATGGCAAGCGGTTTTTTTGTGAGAACGGCATACTAAAAAAAATCCTGATACTGCTCCGGCCAGCGATTTTCACTGGCCGGGTTTAATTACTTCACCGGAACAAACGGAACAGCAGTATTGCTGGTCATGTATTGCGGCAGCGTGCCGTTCCATTTGTTGATTGCTTCCAGCTCCATAACGCCGGGATTCTGGCGCAGAGCTTCACCGCGTAAACGAATGGCGTCGGCTTCAGCCTGGGCTTTTGTGCGAATGGCATCAGCCTGTCCGGCAGCTTCTGCGCGCAACATGTTGGCTTCTGCTTCGCGTTGCTTGACTTCCTGTTCGCGTTGCAGGGTTTTCTGGTTTGCCGTGACTTTGGCATTAATGCTGTCGATAACGGTTGGCGGATATTCCGGTTTACCGACATAAGAGAGGCTCATGACCTGAATGCCGATAGGTGTCATTTCTGACTGAATGTCTTTAAGTGCTGAATCCAGCAGTTCAGACTTGCCACCGTCGATAAACTTATCGGTGGTCATTTTGCTGGCCAGTCGGTTGAGTGCATCGGCGATCTTCTGGCGCAGGTCAGTGTCGGTAATGTCATCCACGCCTTTGCGGTAGGTCTGAAACACAGTGGTAACTTTGGATGGATCAACTTTGTAGGCCACGCCGATGTGATAGCCGATGGTTGTGCCGTCACTCATCTGGAAGTTGAACGGCTCATCGTAAGTCTTCATTTGTTTGAAAGTCGGGAAGATGTAAACCTCTGTATTCCAGCCTGTCCAGTAGCGGCCAACGCCAACTACTTCACCGACGCCTTTATCGTCGCCCAGTTTGTTGACTTTGATGCCTACATTGCCCGGCTCCACGCGGTCACAGCCAACCAGAAGTGTGGTCATCAGGAGAGGGATGAGTGGTAATAGTTTTTTCATTGTTTGGTTTCCATAATTGCTTTGATGTAGTTACTGAAAAAGCGAACAACGCCCGCCGGGTACAGCAAGGCGACAAAAATGCCCAGCAATACCAGGAAGGAGCTGTCTGATGAAATCATTCTGGGAAGTAGCCCCACATACAGAATGAGAGAAACGAGGACGCATACCAGCGCCCACATGTATGCGCGAAACCAGGTCTTTTTGTTCATATCGCGGTCCTTTACTGGTTAAGGAAAAAATCAAAAACCTTGTCGATGCGTTGCAGTAGCTCTCGTTGCATTGTTTCCGGCGTTTCTGGTTCACCAGGCGAACCCAGTGGTGCGCAGAAATCAGCGATTTCATGATGGAGCGTCAGGCGAATGGCTGGAGCCATGGTTCTGGCGTGCTCCAGCTCATCCAGCAGTGCCAGCACAGCAGACGGCGAGAGCATTGCGCGAAATGCCAGTAATTTTTGAGGTGTTGCCATTCGTTGCAGGGCAAATGCCAGTTCGCGTAGCTTCTGGTGGTTGATGGTGCTCATGTTCTGGCTTCCTTCAGTAGCTGGTTAAACATGTGAGTAAGTGGATTGCTACACCCGAACGGCATCGGGTTTACGTGGTAAGAAGCCTGGCCTCCAGTTTTGCGAGCGCGACCACCTGTGCTGCGGTTTGTTCTGATGACTAAGCCGCCGCGCCAAAGTTGGCGTAACTCAGCATTAATGGCTGTGGTTGGAGTATTCAGTGCTGCGGCGATCTCTCCGCCGCTACACCCCGGATGAGTAGCGATGTAGTCCAGAATGGTCATCTGCGTGGCTCCTGTACCTGTCGGATAAGGTTTACCCGCGCCACATTAGTGGCGCAGAAGTAAGTGCCGTCAGTGAGGTAGATGTGGTGTGCATCCTTTTCCGAACGATGTTTGTCGATAGTGGTAATCAGGCGTTCGTCGACCTCGTATTCGCGCCCTCTGGAGGTAAAGCGAACGACGGGAAAATGCTTAATTGCCATTGCGCCCCCTTTGTCCAGTAACTCTATGCGTTAAATACGGTGCACTGTGCGTCATCAATGAATGCGACTTGAGAGCGCTCTATCAGGCGGAGATTTGTCAGAATTTCTGATTCCCTTATGGGGTGAGGAGTGATCAGGTATTTATCCTGTAACCCGGCGATAATGGTGTATCGCTGTAGCTCCGAGCCAATTGTGTAAATAAGGCGTCCGGTGTTAGACAAATCCAGTCCGGTGACTGGTTGTGTTCTGAGAACCGCCAGTTCAGCATCCTGTTTTGCGATAATTTCGGCTGCTTCTGCCGTGACTCTTGCGACTATCAGTGTGTGGGTTGCGACGTCCATATGATTATTTGCTATGGCTTTTTTCGCTACTTCGTTTTCTGTCTTTGAAATTTCTTTCAGTGCTCTGATGATACCTTCTTCTTTTGCGTGCATTTTTGTATCTCCGTTATTTGCGTGTGCGAATACCTCCGTTAATACGGATGGTTTTCACGTTTTCTTATTTAATTTGATGTTTTATTTGTATCGTTATTCACCAGTGAAAAAACGTTCAATCTTTTTTACTGAATGAATAATTCGCATAATTCCAATGGCGCAGGCCACCGAAATAATCAGAACAAGCCATGAGATAAATATACTCATGCGATATTCCCCAGCTTATACGGTTCAATATGTTCCCCGCATTCTGCGGCACAGATCAGCTCGGAAAGTTCGTTAAGTGCATCCAGATCATCAGCGTAAAAAGCGACGTCATACAAACTCCGGATTGCCCTGGTCAATGAGTCACGG